TTTTTTCGCACTTAAATTAGGAGTATATTGTGTTCTATGATGATCCAAGTATAGTTAAACTAAGAGAAGAAGGAGTTTGGGTAGGCAGGGGTTTTGTTTCTCAAGAAGACTGTGACTCAATAGTCCGCCATGTTGAAAACTTTTCCGATGAGGATTGGCTAGACGGATGGGCTAGACATCAAGGTACATTATTTTATACAAATGAGCCTGAATCAGAAAAGATTATTGCAGAATGGTGGAGCGATAAGGTTAGCCCTCCAGTTCTTCTTCCAGCAGTAAATAGAATTAACGCAAAGCTAAAAACTTTGTTTACTCCAGAGCTTATTTTCTTGCCAGAATATAAAATTGTAAGACTTAGGCCAGGACAAAATATGAAATCCCACAAAGACAACAGAATGGAAGACAACAACCTTCAGCCAGACGTAAAACAAGAATTTACAATTAAATGTGCTTATACAGTTTATTTAAGTAACTTTAAGGGTGGGGAAATAAATTATCCAGAATTAGAATACACTCACGTGCCCGTGCCAGGAGATATTGTAATACATTCTGGCAGAGTCCTGCATGAAGTTTTTGATGTAACCGAAAACAACAGGTATACAATAACTGGATGGCTATTAGGTAAATAGACCCCATACAAAGGCGGATTCGTATGAGGCCTATTTTGCACCTTAGTGCATACAAGGAGACATAATCTCAACTTGTAATATTATTATAAAGTAATTAAAATTTTAAGTCAATGGTTTTTAAAAAATAGTTTTTTCTTAATTCTATAAATGGCATTGTTAAATTTTTCTTCAATTTTGCGTTCAAGAATTCCCTCTTTACTTTCATTTTTGTAGTGATCAGTATGAAAATAAGGGCTTTGCATCATTTTGGAAAAATGTCTTGGGCTCATGTATATAATTATACATCATTATCAGACCTAAAGGCTGGAGCTGGGCCAAGCAAAAATCCATCTTCATGATACTTAACCATTTTTTCTACATCTTCTTTTCCCACGCTTCCTTTAGCTATAAGGGTAAGCATATCGTAGATTCTGTGAAGCATGATGTAGTTAACCATGTCTAGGTTATCTTCTAGATTATTACTTTCTGTCACTTGTGTATTTTTCTAATTCTAATGATAAATCTTCAAGGCTTTTGCCTGTTTCAATTGCTCCATCTATATATAGCTTAAATTCTTTAAGTGCTTTAATTGCCATTGGCAAAACTTGCATGTGCATGCAAGGGATACCCATGCCAACAGCTCTAAGTAAATCTTTATCGTATGGCATTGTCTACTTGCTCCTTTAGCTTATCGTAAAAATGTAATCCTATGTGTTTTTTGTATCCACAAGATAGGCAATATAAAAAAATTCCATCTTCTTCGTCAAGGTTAGACAAAAGAGAGCCTTGATCCATTGGACAGTATATCCGTGGAACAAGGCCCTCTTCTGACAGGGATATGTATTTAGATACGTATTGTATCTTCATACTTCCCCCTTAATTATTTGGAAATTTTAAATAAAATTCCTTGGCTCTTGGGGTCATTCCCTTCCAAGCCGACCAATCAATACCGCCATTGGTCATGTAGTACGTTATCTCTGCGTTAGTTACTGGGTCGAATAACTCTTTGTTACTCTTTAGGTCAAATTTCTCTAGCCTTGTTGGGCCAAGATCTCCGATCATATTGATCTGGAAAATTCCGTAGGAACTATCTCCAGTTTTCTTATCCCCGTTATATGCAAGCGGTCTTCCATTAGATTCCCGCTTTGCTATTGACCAAGCTTTCTTAAGGCCTGCTCCTTCGAATCCTACAGTCTTGAGTAGTAAAACTAGATCTTCGTCTGTAAGCATTTCAGATGGTTTGTAAATTTCTTTACTAAAACTATCTAAAACTTCTTGCTTTAGTTGGGCTTCAGTTTTCACTAAAGGTTGTACATTTACAGTAAGTGCGTTAGCTGGGTTTCCAGAAAATAAAAACAATGTTACCATTGTAATTATTGTCCAGTCACGAATTAAATCGCTTAACTGTTGTTTTATATTCTCCATTGGCATTTCCTCCTATAGAGATAACGAACTATAAGAATAGCATTACTGTCTAGTAGATGTCAAGTCAGTCAACTAAAACCTATCTCACATAATGATACGCTTAATAAATATTTTTTGCCACTAGACCTATGATCAAAAGTTTGATACACTAGGACCTCATCTAAAAATTACACCGCAAGGCGGAGAAAAAGGTTATATATAAATGTCACAAACTATTGAAAACCCTTATGAAAACTTTATTGCTTTATCTAGATATGCAAAATGGGTGGAAGCAGAAGGACGCAGAGAAACTTGGGGAGAGACAGTAGATAGATATTTTAATTTTATGCTTAACCAATTAAGTGTAAATCATAATTATATTCCAAATGAAAAGCTTGTTGCGGAATTAAAAGAGTTTGTATTTGAAAGAAATGTAATGCCATCTATGAGATCTGTAATGACTTCAGGTCCCGCACTAGAAAGAGATAACGTTGCGGGATATAACTGTGCTTTTTTACCAGTTGATTCACCTCGCTCATTTGACGAAACTATGTATGTTTTAATGTGTGGTACAGGAGTAGGATTTTCTGTTGAGTATAAATACATTAACAAGCTGCCTGCTGTACCAGAATCTTTAGAAAAATCAACTACCGTGATTACGGTTGAAGATTCAAAGCAAGGGTGGGCAAAAGCATATCGAGAGTTACTTGCCCTTCTTTGGTCTGGACAGATTCCAGCAATTGATGTTTCTAAGGTAAGACCAGCAGGAGCAAGGCTTAAGACAATGGGAGGCAGATCATCAGGGCCGCAACCACTTGTTAATCTTTTTGACTTTACGATTGCAAAATTTAAAAACGCTACAGGAAGAAATTTAAAACCAATTGAATGTCACGATATTATGTGCAAGATTGGTGAAATTGTTGTTGTAGGAGGCGTTCGTAGATCAGCAATGATTTCGCTTTCTAATATAAATGATATTGAAATGGCACAGGCTAAATCAGGCAATTGGTGGGAAGCAAGTCCACAACGTGCTTTGTCTAATAATTCAGTTGCGTATTCACGCAAACCAGGAATGGAACAGTTTATTGCAGAATGGAAATCTTTATATGATTCAAAGTCAGGAGAACGAGGCATATACAATGTGGCCGCAGCTCAAGCCCAAGCAGCAAAATTTGGCAGAAGAGATCCAGATATACACTACGGAACTAACCCTTGTTCAGAAATTATTTTACGTCCTTATCAGTTTTGTAATCTTTCAGAAGTCGTATTACGTGAAAACGATACAAAAAAAGATATTGAGCGTAAGGTAGAGCTTGCAACAATACTTGGAACATGGCAATCTACTCTTACTGAATTTAAATATCTTCGCAAAATCTGGAAAGACAATACAGAAGAAGAACGCCTACTAGGAGTTTCTTTAACTGGACAGTTTGGGCACAAATTTATGTCTGGCAAAGAAGATCTTGTTTCCTTAGAAGCATTTTTAATGACGCTTAGAGAATTAGCAAGAGCAAAAAATAAAGAGGAGTCTGGGAAAATTGGGATTCCCGAGTCAGCTGCTATTACATGCGTAAAGCCCTCTGGAACAGTATCTCAATTGGTCGGGGTATCTTCAGGAATGCATCCATGGCATTCACCATATTATGTTCGTACGGTTCGTGGCTCAAAAGGTGATCCAATATCTACGTTTTTAAAAGAAGTTGGCATTCCAGTACAAGACGATGTAATGAAACCAAATGAAACTTATGTATTTTCTTTTCCAATAAAGGCACCCGAAGGCGCAATAGTTAGAAATGATTTGACAGCCATTGACCATTTAAATATTTGGTTGGTGTATCAACGTGCATGGTGTGAACATAAGCCCTCCATTACCGTATCTGTCAAAGAAGATGAATGGATGGACGTTGGTGCGTGGGTATATAAGAATTTTGATGAAGTCTCTGGAATTTCATTTTTACCACATTCAGAGCACACATACAAGCAGGCCCCTTATCAAGAAATTTCTAAAGAAGAATATGAAGACCTTCTTGCCAAAATGCCCAACAGTATTCGTTGGGACGATTTGTCTTTTTATGAAACAGAAGATGGAACTTCCCCCTCTTCTACGCTTGCATGCAGCTCCGATGGGAATTGTGAGCTTGTGGATATTTCTGCTTAGTGGTAGAATAATACTATTGGGGTAAAACCCAAAATTCTGGGCACCCCGCCCAAAATGGAGATGATACTATGGCTAAATTAGCCGATTTAAACAAAGATGGAAAGGTTACAATGACAGAAGAAATTTTAGCAGCGCTAGGTACTTATGCGAGAGCATTTTTATCAGCAGCAATTGCCCTATATATGACAGGAAATACTAGCCCCAGAGATCTTCTTATGGGTGGTTTTGCGGCAATCGCACCAGTAATTCTTAAGGCGTTAAGCCCAACTAATAAAGAATTCGGATTTAAAGCAACAAAGTAAAATAGTCAATTAGAAATACTCCTGTGCTAAAATTAGTACAGGAGTATTCCTATTTAGGAGACTATGGCAAATGGCAATACAAAAAAATTGGGAAGTAGATCAAAACACTACTTTTAAGTTTGAGATTCAGTATACACAAGACGATGAAATAACACCCATCGATCTTCTTGGCGCATCCGCAAAAATGCAAGTCAGAGATATAAAAGGCGGAGCAGCAGTAGCATTTACTTTAACTTCTCCTTCGGGTGGAATTACAATTGATGGATCAACAGGAACATTGCGTATAACAATGACACCAACTCAAACCAATAAGCTATTCTATCCAAAGTCTTCGTATGACATTATGATTATCGACTCTAATGGAAACAAAACAAAACTCCTTGAGGGCTTTATGACCCTTAAAAGATCGGTTACTATATAATGAATGAAAAAGTAATAGTAAGAGAAACATTAAATAAAGTAATTGTTCAAACCCCAGGCCCACAAGGCGTAAGAGGTCGTACAATCCTAAATGGAAATGGCGTACCATCTGCAAACTTAGGACTAGTTGGGGATTTTTATTATGACGTTATTTCAACAAGATTTTACGGACCTAAACCAAATGATTTAACTTGGGCTGGTGCACAAAATTACATCTTAAATAATCCTCCTACAGATTATTCATTTAGATACTCATGGGAGCTATCACAAGTTACTGGTCCCGTTGCAAATACCTACAGCGTTATAGTATTGCACAATTTGGGATTTTATCCCAACGTAACAGTCAAAACAAGCGCAGGAGATATACTAGAAACTGGTATAGATTATAACAATATAAATCAAATTACACTGACAATGGCTCAACCATTTTCAGGGACAGCACATCTGTCTTAAAAGGGAGAAGAAGAAATGGCAAGAAAATATGCGGTCAGCTTAGACCTTAATAAGAATGAGCTGCTAAATGCAAGAATTCAAAACTTAGGATCAGCACCATCAAGTCCAGTTACTGGTCAAATTTACTACAACAATGTTTCAAATGTACTATATTTCTATAATGGAACAGAGTGGACACCAGCATCTGGTTCCACAGAAGTAATTCAAGATGTTATTAGTTCTACCGTATTAGCTGGAACAGCATTAACGGCAACATATAATGATACCGCTGGCACACATACAATAAGATTAAATGATACCGCTGTAACGGCTGGATCATATGGCTCAGCAACACAAATTCCTACATTTACAGTAGATGCTCAAGGTCGATTGACTGCAGCATCAACAGCAAGCGTAGCAACAAATCTTTCAATAGCAGCAGACACTGGAACAGACACAGTAGATTTGCTTACAGATACATTAACGGTATCTGGTGGAGAAGGAATTGATGTAGCTGTAACAAATAACACAATTACAGTATCTGCAGAAGATGCAACATATACAAATAAAGGTGTTGCTTCATTTAGCTCAACAGATTTTACAGTTACAGCAGGAGCAGTGTCTCTTAATAAAGATCCAGTAATTACTCTTTCAGGAGATGTAACTGGTTATGCAACAATGACCAATTTGGGCGATGTTACAATATCAACCACAATTGAGCCAAACTCAGTAGCATTAGGAACTGATACAACTGGAGACTATGTAGCAACAATTGTTGGCACAGCCAATGAAGTTACTGTTTCTCCAAATAGCGGAGAATCAGCAGCCGTAACAATTGGATTGCCAGATGATGTATCTATTACTGGTAATTTACAAGTTGGCGGAAACTTAAATGTAGTTGGAACCGTTAATGCTGTAAATACAACACAGATTAATATTCAAGACAATAAAGTAAAACTTAATAGCTCATTTACTGGAACTCCAACAACAGATGCAGGAATTGTTGTAGAGCGTGGAGATGAAGCAGATGCCGAAATTTTATGGAATGAAGCATATGACGTTTGGCAAATAGGAAAAGTTGGTTCAGATTATCATACAGTTGCTAGAAAATATGCAACAACAATTGGTGACGGATCAGCAACATCTTACGTAGTAACACACAATTTATCAACTAAAGATATAACAGTTCAAGTATTTGAAATAAATGCAGATTACAACCAAATAGAAGCAGACGTTCAGCATACATCTATGTCAACAGTTACTATTAAATTTGCATCAGCTCCAACAGCTGGCGAATATAGAGTTGTTATAGTAGGCTAATATGTCAAGAAAATTTAAGTCTTTACTTAATTTAACTACACTTGTCGCCGACCCTGCTGGGTCCGCTGGCGATGTGTTTTTTAATACAACAGAAAAAGCCTTAAAGATTCATAATGGAATAACGTGGGTTGATATTGCAAGAAGCAGTGACCCTACTCCGTTTTACATGCACACACACGCATACGATGGAAGTGTTCATACAATTGACACACAAGAAACCATTACTTTTAACGAAATCAATAACGAAAATGCTTCACCAGTAGAAACAATACCTGTTATAATTGGTTTAGATGGTGGAAGCCCAGCAGCAACAAATAATAGCGCAGACTTCCAAAACTTAACGCTATTAGACGGAGGAACAATTGTCAACTAGTTTCCCAACAAGTATAGATAATTTAACAAACCCAGGAAGCACAGACAGCCTAGAAGGACATGCAACCCTGCATGGAAATGTTAACGATGCAATTGAAGCATTAGAAGCTAAAGTTGGTGTTAACGGATCAGCCAATGTAAACTCTTTAGATTATAAAATAGATCAACTAGAGTCTCAGATGTCTAATATTGGGGATACAACAGAATCAACCCTGATTCTCCTTGGATTAGAAGGAACCAATGATTTAACGGTAGCGGGAATAGAAAATAAAACAGCAATTGACACATTTTCTGCAAACACTTACAGAACAGTAAAATATACATTACAAATCACCAGGGGTTCGTCTCATCATTCTTCGGACTACATGGTTTTAAACGACGGCACAGACATCAACATATCAGAATCAAACATTATATCAAACACAAGTAGTAACTTAGCAAATGTTACTTTTGAATCAAATGCAGGTATAATTAGCTTATGCGTAACCCCTGTTACATCTTCCGTTACGGCAAGATATATCAGAACCGCAATAAAAGCTTAACTAGGAGTCAATAAATGGCAACAGTAGTAAAAAACTTTAGAATTAAATCTGGTCTTATAGTTGAAGGAAGCTCAGCATCCGTTGGCGGATTTGACGTATTAACAAAAGCCCAGGCAGATCAAGACTATGTCGTTAGTCTTATTGGCGGAACAGCAACATCGGCAAACACAGCAAATACTGTTGTAAAGCGTGACGGCTCTGGTAACTTTGCCGCAGGCACAATTACCGCAACATTTGTTGGTAATGTAACTGGTAACGTAACAGGTACTGTTTCAAGCCTTTCAAACCATACCACAGCAAATCTTGCAGAAGATTCAACAAACAAATATTTTACAAACCAAAGAGCACTTGATGCAACATCTGCAGCATACGATGCATCAGGCGCAGCCGCAGCAGCACAGTCAGCAGCAATTTCAACTGCAGGAACAGACGCTACTAATAAGGTAGCAGCAGAAGCAGCACTTAGAATATCAGGCGACGCAGCCTCAGTATCAACTGCAGCATCAGATGCTACATCAAAGGCTAACGCAGCCGTTTCTACAGCATCAGCAGATGCAACTTCAAAGGCTAACGCTGCACAATCTGCAGCAGAAGCAACA